ACATTGGTGTTAATCACCCAACATCTCAATCACTTTTCGTTGCTGATGGTGCTTCACCAAGAATTCAAGTTTATTCTCAAACAGATGCAGCATCAAGTGGAATTAATATTGAGTTAACTGGTGCTACTTCGGTAGATGATTTAGTAATCAATGGTAAAGTTAGTTCAGAACTACAACCAGTAGGTGTTAGTAACAATACTGCATCGATTGATTTCGAAGCAGCACAGATGGCAGTAGTAGATTTACCAGCATCAGGTGATACTTTATTTAATTTAGTAGGACCATCAAATGGTCAAGTACTTAATCTATTAGTGAAACAAGGAGGTAATGGTACAGTATCTTTACCATCGAATCTTAAGATGGCATCAGGTAGTGCGTACTCACCTACAAATGGAGCAGGTTCAAGAGACCTTCTAACTTTTGCTACATACGATTACAGTTCAACAAATGAAATTTATTTAGTTAACGCAGTTAATTTAGTTTAAGATTATGCCAGGATTTATTCTCAACCCAATAGCAATATATGGTTCGGAGCCAGGGTTTCAACCACCACCACCATACACACCAACTTATAATGCAATATACTTTTCTGGTATAGACCAATATTATTATAGTGGTTCTAACTTATTTGGTGATCCAGATAGAAGGGGTGGTATAAATAGAACATTTTTTGATAATAGTGGTTCTCTTGAATCTCCAAACCAATGGATAATAACATCAAATGGTGTAGGTACAGGAGAAACTCCAATACTAACTAGAGCAGGAGGTTCTTTAAGAGATACTGTACTTCAATATTGGGATATAGAATCTGGTTCAACATCTTATAAAAGATTACAGACTACTAATAAACTTGAGTTTCCTTTTGCACAAATGGAATATGCAGATACATTTCCAGATACAGGTGGTACTGGACGTGGTATAGAAACATCTCAAGATGAAGAATACGCACTATTCTATGGAGAAGAATTTTTAAGAACATCTGCAACTGATACACATGAAAGTGGTATTGCTAAATTACCTTATTCTACCATTACTTCTTCTTACGCAGGAGATTCTACATTTAAAACAAATATAGGAAGTGGACCAAATAACTTAACTCGTGGTGGAGCAGGAGGCCGAATAAATAAATTACACATTACTTCTGCTAAAAAGATTGGTGTTTGTCACAATGCTGTAGGTTGGGATAATGTTACTGGTTCAGTACAAGAGTTTGTAGTTTTAAATAATGATGGTTCACAAGATTATAACTTTTCTTTTAGTGGTTCTTGGACTAATGCAGCTGGAGATGAACAAAACAATGGTTCAACTCTTGCAACTTATTACTTTGATAATCCTGCAGATGGAAAGAAAAGATGGATTGTTGCAGGTTCATTTAAGAAATTTAACGGAACAACTTACAATCATATCTTAGCGTTTGATGAGACTGGTTCTATTGATACTACATTTAACTCATTTGGTGCTGGTTTTAATTCTACTGTTAAAAACATTTTTAAAGTAGATGATGATTTTATGTGTGTAGTTGGTGAATTTACTACATACAATGGTAGTAACGCACAAAGAGCAGTTGTACTAAGATATGATGGTGCTATGTTAGGTGGTATGACTTCGAACGATGGTAATGTAATTTATGATGGTGTATTCTATGATGAGTACTTATATCTAAGAGGTGATTTTATAAACTGGCAACCACAAGGAGGTAGTTCTATATTTGCTAATGGTATTGCATCTGTTAAAACAGATTTCGCAACTGTAAACCCAAATTACTTTACAGGTACTGGTTCATTTGAAACTGAATTTGGTTATTCTGATATATTTGATACAGGTTCATCACAACCAGTTGAGGTTTTCTTAGGATAAGACATATGTATAGATAATCAATTTGTGCCAACAAATTTTTACTCACTAAAGACCCGTTATAGAAATGTAGCGGGTTTTTTTCGTTTTATTAAGTATTGTTATACTTATACTTAAACGGTGAAAGGTATCATGATAAACAATTATATACAAGAGAACTACGAAGAAATTCTAAGGAAAGTTAAAGGTGTAACACGTCATCATCATTTAACAGAGGATTTACTACAAGATTGCATTCTAAACTTTTTAGAAAAAGGACCTGATTATATATCAAAGGTTCTAAGAGATAATAAGGTACAACATTACCTTGTTAGGATGGTCTATATTCAATTTAATTCAAAGACATCACCATTCTATATGAAGTACAGAAAAGCATCTCGTAAATCACAGAATATAGATGATTACAATATAGAGTTACCAGAAGATAAGAAAGAAGAAAAAGTAGATTCACAAAAACTTGTAGATGATATAAAGATTTATATCGGAAACCTTCCTTTATACGAAAAAACTATTTCACAGAGATTTTACTTTGATAATACATCTCAAAGAAATATGAGTAAGGAATATGGAATTAATCGCATCCATATTGCAAAAGGAATAAATAATGTTACAAAAAACATAAAACTAAATTTTAACAAAGACGATTATAAAACAGAGTAATATGGAAACAGATATTGTTGGCTACAAAGGAATGTACAAAATCACAGAAAAAGGTCATGTATATTCTTACAAATACAAAAAGAAAAGAAGATTAAAACCACAGAAAGCATCACAAAGTAAAAAAGGATATTATCAAGTTCGTTTATTTGCTGGAAAAGGTGATACAAAAGGTACACTATTTTATGTACACAGATTAATGTGGCAAACATTTATAGGTGAAATACCTAAAGATAAAGAGATGGACCATATAAATGGTGATACTAAAAACAATAGTTTAGAGAACTTACAAATCTTATCTCGTAGAAGGAACGTAGAAAAGTTTAATGATGTAAAACATGGTCCTTCACTTAGAGCAAGAAGAGATGAGTTTATAGAATTATATAAGAAACTAGGTACATACGAATTAGTTGCACAAGAAGTTGGTGTAACGTTTCAAAGAGTGTATAGAGTAATTAAAGATATAATACATACAAAAGATAAGACAGGTAAATACAGCACTAGAAGGTTTAATCCTGATTTGCATGATGATTATACTGATATAGATTTTAGAAAAGGAAAGATATGAAACTAGGATGTAAAATAAAATTAGGAACTTGGTTAGAACAATTGATAGATTGGGTAACCTTTGGTAATGGTAAGTACTACGCATATATCGTTGCAGTAAAATGGTTCGGTTACGAATCTTGCGGATGTGATGAAAGAAGAGATTGGTTAGATAACTTAACTTGTAATAAAAATGAAAAAAAATAAAATACAATTAACATTCGAACAAGAAGCAAATATACTTGCGTTTATACAATACTGTCAAGGACACTCTATGAGAGGAGATTGTAGAGAACATATGTATGAGATATACCAATTGTTTATGAACGATGGTAGAAATAGTGGTGTATGTACTTGTTTAGATTCAGATACTGCAAAGAAAGTAGATAACTTTATAACACACTATACGTTTTCTGATGAAACAAGAAAGACACCAAAGTTTCATTCTTTACTACCACACCTTGCGTTGATAGAAGAATCAGCAAAAGAACCTTTAGAAGAAAAGAGTACAGTACAGTTAGATGAAATAGATTTAACTAAACTAAACAAGACACTAAAGAAAATTACAAAGAAAGCAAAGAAAGTACCTGTCAAACCAGTAAAGAGTAGAAAGAGAAGTGGTACTAAACCCAAAGACAAATAAGACATGACTAAAAAGCAGAAAGTATTAAAGGCATTAGAAGAGACACATGGTGTTGTTACAGAAGCTTGTAAGAAGGCAGGATTGGCTCGTGGTCAATTTTATGTCTATATGAATAATGATGAGAAGTTTAAAAAGAAAGTAGAAGAGATACAAGATAGTGCAATAGATTATGTAGAATCACAATTGTTTAAGAACATTAGAAAAGGAAACATAACAGGTCAAATCTTTTATTTAAAGACAAAAGGTAAGAACAGAGGATATGTTGAAAGACAAGAAGTACAACAAGAAACAACTGGTTCTATTCATTTTGATTTCTCATGAAGAAGTTTAAAGATACCTATCGTCCCTTACCCCCTAACTGTACTATAAAAAAATCAAAGATAAACGGTCTAGGTTTATTTGCATTAGAAACTATTCCAATCAACTATAACTTTGGTGTGACACATCATTGGTTAGATGAAGAATGTATTAGAACTCCTTTAGGTGGGTTTCTAAATCATTCAGAGAATCCTAATGCATTTATCGTAGATGATGGAGAAATAAGAACTATGTTTTCTGTCAGAGAGATAAAGAAAGATGAAGAGATAGTAGTTTATTATAAATTATACTAATGAAGTTTAAAGGTTTTAAACCATATGATTTCCAAAAACAAATAATAGATGATATCCTTAGTAAAGATGATATGTTCTACACTATGGTATGTGGTAGGCAGATTGGGAAAACTCTTCTTCTTATTAATATGCTATTATATTATAGTATTAATAACCCTCGTACTACCTTACTGTGGGTATCTCCTTATTACTCAATGGCTGTAAAAGTTCTATCACAAATCTTAGATGCAATAGAATTTACACCAATTACCAAAGAAGCAAATAAATCAGAAAAGATAATAACCCTTATAAATGGTTCTCGTATCTATTTTAGAAGTGCAGAGAAACCAGAAACTATCAGAGGTCTATCAATAGATTATGCGTTCTTAGATGAATCCCAAGATATCTCAGATGATGCGTTTAACAAAGCTATTCTACCTACCTTAACTGCAAAAGGAAAGAAATGTTTGATTGCAGGTACACCTAAATCAAAGAACTGGTTCTATACTTACTTCCAAAGAGGTAGTGAAAAGAACTATAACTCTTATACTGCACCTTCTTCTATATCTCCTTATGTATCAGAAGAGTTTTTAAAAGAACAGAAAGAATCCTTACCTCCTGCAATCTTTAACCAAGAGTTCGAAGCACAATGGCAAGAAGGAGATGGTGAAGTATTTACCAACATAGATGGTGTCTGTATTTTAGATAGTTGGTTATCTACAAGAGATAGAACCTATGGTGGTTTAGATATTGGAACAAAACAAGATTACACTGTCTTAACGATTTTAGATAGAGATGGTAGAACAGTTCATATGTGGAGAGAACGTGGATTAGAGTACTCTCAAATCGTTGATAAGGTGGTCTATCTATGTAAACAATACAAGACAAGTTTGATGATAGAAGCAAATGGTATAGGAGACCCTGTCTATGAGATGATTCGTAAAAAGTATAGAGATGTAAAACCTTTCATTACTACTAATACATCTAAAGAAAATATTATAAGAAGATTGATTAGTGATATTGCAGATTCTAACATAGAACTACCATCACCTAATTTATTTCAACCCCTTTACCAAGAACTACAAATGTTTCAGTACAAATACCTACCAAGTGGTAAAGTAAGTTATGAAGCAATGAGTGGATTCCATGATGATACAGTTTTATCACTTGCAATCTGTAATTGGTTAAGAATAGAAAACCCACAAAGTAGAAAACTCCACATCTCTTCTCTTAGGTAGTATTATACCAACTAAATTACACAAATATAATATCATATAAAGTAAAATTATGAGTAAAGAAATAACAATAGAGATACCTGAGGTTATTACGGTAGAACAATACCAAAAGTTTGGTACGTTAGACCATCTGAGTAATACAGAAAGAATAATCAGAATTGTATCTGCTATAACTGGCAATAGTGAAAAAGAAGTAGGTAGGTGGAATGTTGCCAATCTATTTCAGATTTACAAAGATTTACAATTGAGAGTAAACGAATTAGAACCTGTCTTTCTTCCTATCTTTGAGTGGGAAGGAGAAACTTGGGGATTTCAACCAATTCACAAGATGAGTGCAGGAGAATATATCGATTTAGAAACAAGATTAAAAGAAGGTGTAATTAAATTACATGAAGTCATTGCAATCTTGTACAGACCGATAGAGAAACATAGATTAAATTCATTTGAATGGAAACTTAAACACAATTACAAGTATGTGATTGGTAAAGCAGAAAATCTATTCAAGTATTATAGTTTAGAAGATTATGATGTAGAGAAACGTACATGGAGAGAAGAGAGATTTAAAAGTTTACCAGTCAATCTTGCTTTAGGTGCATACAATTTTTTTTTGTTCGTAGGGGAGAGGTTATCAAAAGATTTACGAATCTCTTTCCAGAAAATGTATCAGGAGATGACGAAGGAGGAGAGGAAAGAACTGGAAGTATCGCTGAACACTACTCTTGGTTCTACACCCTTTATCACCTTGCCAAAGATGGAGGAATCCTCCACTTAACTGGTGATGAAAAGGTAACTGATGTTAACTTTATTACAATGTTAAACTATTTAAGTTTAGAAGAAGAGATAAATAAAGAAGAAAGAAGAGAACAAAAAAGAGTACAACAACAACAGAGTTGGAGAAAATAAGATGATAAATTACCAAGAAATAGTAAATGTATTTGAACTAGCAGTACAAGAAAACAAATTCTATAAAGGATTTGGTCATGGTTCTATTGATAATTTAGATGCAGTAGTAAACAGAGGATATCCTCTTCTTTTTATGAGACCTCTTTCATCTCAAGGTTTAACTGGTCAAGATGGTAGAGTAAGAACACTTACTTTCGAATTATATTCTTTAGATGTACCTAAGATTTCTGATGAAGATAAAAGATTTAGTTTATCTAATACAGAACAAGGTATATATGATGTCTATGCATATTTCTTAGATGGACCAGTACAATATGATTTCTCACTTTCGTTTGTTAACATAGTACCTCTTATAGAAGCATTTGGAGATAAAGCTGCAGGATGGGTAGGAACAATAAACATAGAATCAACTGCATCAGGTATATCTTATTGTAAGATTCCTGGTTATGTTCCACCAACACCTACACCTACTCCTACTGCTACACCAACTCCTACTGTTTCTCCAACACCTACTATATCACCTACTCCTACAACTAGTCCAACTAGTACTCCTACACCAACAACATCGCCAACTAGTACACCTACTCCTACACCTACAACTAGTCCAACAGCAACACCTACTCCAACACAGAGTAGTACACCAACTCCTACGCCTACGGCAACAGATATACCTCCTACACCTACTCCAAGTAGTTCACCTACTCCTACTCCAACTGCAAGTAGTACACCTGGACCATCACCAACTCCAACCCCTACACCACAAGTGTACTGGCATGGAGCTCAAAATAATTTTGTAGGAACACAAGATTTAACTTACTTAGATGAAAACAACTTACCACAGACACAATCTCTAGGTATAGGTGAGAATGTAATCTTTGCAGCAGTAACTGGTTCTGCACTTCTTTCAACTGGTACCACAGGAGTCCATGGTTCAGATATTTTATTTGGAACAACATATCCAAGTGTACAGACGGGTTCTCAAACAGAAATAACATCATCAGGTTTCTGGTTAAGTGGTCAAGTAGATGTAGTATTCTATAATCAAATTAACTCAACTGATGTAACTGCATCATTCTTTAACAATACTACTACTACTACTGTTTGTGTTGCTGATACTGGTTCACTTTACAATACAGATACTGGTAAAATTACAACCAATATAACTGGTCAATCTTGTCCAATAGCATATTATTATGTTGCTGAAGGTGGAGAATCAAGTGGTGGTA